ACAGGAAAGAGGTATCGTTATGCTTCGTAAAATAAAGTTATATGGAGAACTTGCAGAATTTGTAGGACATAAAGAGTTTGAGGTAAAGGCTGATACTTTAGCTAGTGCAGTCAGTTTTTTGGTTAATAATTTTGAAGGGATAGATAAATTTATGAATCCTAAATATTATCAAGTGAAAGTTGGTAATTATGCGATAGATGAATCAGAAATTTATCATCCTATAGGTAAAGAAGATATTCATTTCATTCCTGTTATTAGTGGTGCTGGAAGAGGTTTTGGAAGAATATTACTAGGTGCTGCTTTGATCGGATTAGCATTTATTCCGTTTGCTGGTTCTGGAACGGGTTTAGGTATGCTTTTTGGAAAAGGGCCAGTATTCGGTATTCATAAACTAGGGCAAGTAGGTATGCTTTCAAAGGCGTTAGCAGGTGTTGGAGGTGCTTTAGTTTTATCAGGTGTTAGTGAAATGTTATTTCCACTGCCTAAATTTGATGATTTTGATTCAGAAGGAGATCCTAGATTATCATTTAGTTTTAATGGTATCCAACAAACAAACAGGGCTGGCACACCAGTACCGATAGTTTACGGAGAAATATTCACTGGATCGGTTGTAATTAGTGCTTCTGTAGATACTGAGCAGGTACAGGCATGACAGACATTAAACGTATCATTAGAGGTTCTAAAGGTGGAAGTCCACCACCTCCAAAACCTACTAGGGAACCTGATACTCTTCATAGTAGACAATATGCGACTTTTCTCGATTTAATATCAGAAGGAGAGATAGAAGGTTTTGCTACTGCTTCAAAAGAAGGTAGAACAAAAGGCACAACTGCATATAATAATGCTGCACTTAAAGATGTATTTCTAAACGATACTCCTGTTATTACGGCATCAGCAGATTCTACTGATGTTGGAGATGGAGATAGAAATTTTCAGAATGTAACTTTTACTCCTAGATTTGGGACTGCTAGTCAAGACCCTATAAAAAATATAGATAGTAGTGTATCTACAACAAGTGTTGGTGTAACTGTAACAAACGCAGATGGCACGGATTCGGGAGCGATAGCTGGTTCTGTTACCAGACAAATAACTAATTCAAATGTTGATAAGGTAAGAGTATCAATAACTTTTCCTCAACTACAAAAAGCAACTGATGATGGAGATTTACTAGGCTCAGAGGTTCAGTTTAAAATAGCTGTTCAGTATAATTCTGGTGGTTTTACAGATGTAATTACACCTGATAATGGTGGAAAAGTATCAGGTCGAAGTGGTGATGCGTACCAAAGAGATTATGGAATACAACTAACAGGTGCTTTTCCTGTAGATATTAGAGTAAGTAGAGTTACTGCTGATGCTAGTGATACTAATTTACAAGATAGTTTCCAGTGGACAAGTTTTGGAGAAATAATTGAAGAGTCTCGTAATTATAACAACAGTGCTTACACTGCTTTACGTTTGGATTCAATGCAGTTCAGTTCGATTCCAGATAGAAAATTTAGAATTAGAGGAATAAAAATAAGAGTTCCAGGAGCAGGTGCTAGTAATTCTGGTACTCCAACTGTTGTTACAAGCCAAGCAGTTGCAGATTCTTTAGGACTTGGAACTGTAAGTAGTTTTGGTTTTATTCATTATCCAGATGGCTATATATTCAATGGAGTCATGGCAGCAGCTACTTGGTGTTCTGATCCTGCAATGGTGTTACTCGATCTTTTAACTACAAGTAGATATGGATTTGGAGATCATATAACAGATGCTTCACTCGATCTTTTTAGTTTTGTAAATGCAAGTAAGTTTGCAAGCACTCTTGTTGATGATGGAACAAACTCTGGTTCAAAAGAACCTAGATTTAGTTGCAATGTAAATATTCAAAGCCCAAAAGAGGCATTTCAATTAATAAACGATTTATCGGGTGTAATGAGATGTATGCCAATATGGTCAGCTGGAACAATAACAATCACACAAGATAAACCTACAGATCCTAGTTATTTATTTAATTTATCCAATGTCACTGAAGAAGGTTTTTCATATTCTGGTAGCAGTTTAAAAACAAGACATAGTGTTATATCTGTGTCTTATTTCAATATGGATAGTCAAGAAGTTGATTTTGAAGTAGTTGGAGATAGTGATAGTGCTACAGATGTAGCAAGAAGAGCAAAGCTAGGTACTGTTATAAAACAAGTAAAGGCATTTGGTTGTACTTCTAGGGGTCAAGCCAGAAGACTAGGTAAAGCGATATTATTTGCTGAAGAAAATGAATCGGAAGTTATTGCATTTGCCACTTCTATTGACTCTGGTGCGGTAGTACGACCAGGTGCAATTATTGAAATACAAGATCCAGTAAGAGCAGGAGTAAGAAGAGGAGGTAGGCTGAAAAGTGCTGCTTCTACAACTGTTGTTACTGTTGATGACACTGCTGCTACTGATCTTGCTGTAGATGCAGATGGCAACCCAACTGGAAATGCAAAAATATCTATTATTATGCCTGATGGAACGATGGAAGTAGGAGATATTTCTGCTGTATCAGGAGCAACTATTACTGTAGATAGTGTTGTAAAAAACAATACCGATGGAACTCAAACGACTCAATCTGCTTTTAGTTCAGTTCCAAATGCAAATACAGCTTTTCTCATTTCTAATACCACTACTCAATCTCAATTATTTAGAGTAATAACAGTAGAAGAACAGGATGGAATAAATTATGCGATCACAGCTTTATCTTATGTAGAAGGTAAGTATGCGTTTATTGAAGATGGCGAAGCATTACCAGCTAGGGTTGTCTCTAAATTAAATGAACCAGCGCAGCCTCCTACAGGTGTAGGTGCTGTTGAAAGAATATTTCCTATTAATAATCAAGCAATATCAAAAATTATTATTAGTTGGCAACCAATAGTTGGTGTTACTGAATATCAAGTTAATTATAAATTTGAAAACGATAACTTTATTAGTGAAAGAGTAGCAAGACCTGATTTTCAAATAATAAATAGTAGAAAAGGAACTTACACAATTCAAGTATTTTCTTATAATGTTCAAAATATAATATCAGCAAATTCAACTGATATAACTTTTGAAGCGGTAGGAAAAACTGCTTTACCGCAAAATGTTTCTAATTTAGTTGTCGAACCAGTATCAGATCAGTTTATAAGATTACGTTTTGATAAAGCCACAGATGTTGATGTTACGCATGGTGGAAACGTAGTTGTTAGACATAGCAATAAAACTGATGGAACAGCTACATTTACAAATGCTACTGATGCTATATTTGCATTACCAGGAAACGTATCTGAAACATTAGTACCAGCAGTTAATGGAGAGTATATTCTTAAATTTAGAGATGATGGTGGCAGACTAAGTCCTGGAGAGACTTCAGTTATAGTTAATACTCCAGATCCATTTCCTAAGTTAACTGTATTTACAGATAGAGAAGATACTGATTCTCCACCTTTTGCTGGCGAAAAGGTAGATTGTTTCTTCTCTGATGATGTTAATGGTCTTGTTCTTGGATCTCTTGAACTATTAGATGGAGTTACTGATTTTGATGCTATTGCTGACTTTGATTTCTTAGGTGCTGTTGATATCACTGGTGGTCATTATGATTTCGCTTCCAAGCTAGATTTAGGAGGTAAGCAACCACTTAAGTTAACAAGACATCTCGTAACACAGGGTTTTTATCCTAATGATTTAGTAGATAAACGAACTGCAAATATAGATACTTGGACAGACTTTGATGGTGCTACTGCTTTTGATGTCAATGCAAAACTATTAGTAGCAACAACTGACAGTGATCCAGCTACATCTGATTCTGCTACTTATACACAAGATGCAACGACAATAACAGTAACAAAATCTGGTCATGGATTTGCTGTTGGCACGTTTGTAGATATTAATTTTACTAGCGGTGGTGCAACTGATGGATATTTTGAAGTTCAATCTGTAGTAAGCAGTAGTGTTTTTACCGTCACTGCATTATCTAGTGCAACAATATCAACTAGCAACTGTACTCTTGGAGCAGGGTTTACTAAATTCAGCACTTTTGTTAATGGTACTTTTATTGGCAGAGGATTTAGGTTTAGATGCGAAATGGATTCAGATGATCCAGCACAATCTATTGAAATAGACCAATTAGGTTACAATGCACAACTTGAAAGTAGAACTGAAACAAGTCTTGGTAATGCAGGAGCTACTGGCGGTTTGATAGCATCTGGAACGTCTACAAAATCCGTTACTTTTACTAATAGTTTCTTTACAGGTCAAGCCAATACAGATGTTTCAGCAGACAGCGTAAAACCTTCTGTTGGTATTACTATTGAAAATGCTCAAGCTGGTGATTTCTTTACGATTCCAAGTATCACATCAACAGGTTTTACTATTAATGTAAAAAATAGAGATACATCTGGAAATGAGACTTTTGTTAATAGAAATTTCAAATATGCTGCAAC